GAAAAAGAGGTGAGCGATGATTGACACTGAAAGCCCCGCCGGTTCATGGCGTCGGGAAATTTTGCACAGCCCTGCGACGACGACTCAGTTGCGCGAAATGATTAGCGAGCTTGAACACTGCTTGAAGGTGAGCCGCCGTGACTTTGATGAACTCAGGACGGCGAACTTGCACCTAGTCAAGCGTCTAGCGGAAGCCGTAGCGCGTGAGATGGAACAGCGGGCATTGGTCGCAAAACTGGAAAGGGAGTTAGAAGCATGGAGTACACGCAAGACAGGTTGAGGGCCGAAATTCGCCGCTTAGAGTTTGAGCTAGAAGAATATGCTCGACTTGATCGCCAACGTGTGTGGGCAGAAGCAGGCTTATTTGTGATCGGCCTCGCCATTGGTTCGTTTCTTGGCTATCACTGGGGTGCGTACTGATGACCGACGAACTGCAATTTGGCGCAACGCATGACAAAACAAAGCTCGCCGTTTTGCGCGAAGCCGTGGAGCGTGCTGACCACCTGGCGGTCACTCAAACGCGGTTGATTGAGTCGCAAGAAGCGTTAATTGCCACGCTTCAAGCGCGAATCAAGACGCTGGAAAGTGAGTTATCTGAGGTGAGGTGTGCGCTATGACCGACGGCATTCGTTTTGACCCCTGCCCGCATTGCTTGGGCAAGTTCTGGATCGACGATGGTTTTGGCGATTGGATCAAGTGTTCGGTATGCAATGGAGCAGATAGACAACATGAACGAAATACTCGAAGCCGCATTCGGTTGGTGTATAGCAATGACCGCCGTGTGGTTAAGCTGGAAAATAGTGACGGCCCTGATCTACCGCCCGCCGCTTAACCTGCCGCCCCCGTCGGAAGACGCGAAAAGAGGCACAGGAAATTGGTGAGAGTAGAACTTACTGCACAAGAGGTGCAGATTGCAGCACTGGCGGCGGTATTACGAACCGGCGCAGCCCTGACGAACGCACTACAGCACCGATATGGGTACGACGGCGCGAATGGCTGGCAAGTTGAGATAGAGTCTAGTTGCGCCGAGCTTGCCGTCTGTAAGGCTCTAGGAGTCTATTGGAGCGGTTTAGCGGGGCCAGGGGCTAGGGATGTGACGGGGTGCGAAGTGAGGCACACAGAACTCGACCACGGGCGTTTGATTCTGCATCCGTCCGATCCCGACGATGTGCCGTTTGTACTGGTGACAGGCAAGCGCGGTGACTACGAACTGCGCGGCTGGATTTACGGAATAGATGGCAAAAAAGACATGTATTGGGATGACCCGACACGCAAAGGGCGTCCCGCTTTTTTTGTGCCACAAGCTGATTTAAATAAATGGGAATTAAGTGATGACGATAGACGACGAAGTGATACGCAAAGTGATGAGCGAAATGGGGAAGAAGGGCGGCAAGACGACAGGCAAAAGCAAGCGCCGTGGGGGACGTGAATTTTACGAACGCATTGCTAGAATGCGGTGGAAGAAAGAAAAATTAAAGCCGGAGCCGACGCCAGATGATTGATTCGTTTGAATTGATGGGCCATCGCATTACGGTGAAATATGGTCGCGTTCCGCGTGAGGCGTGGGCATGGTATCGCGACGATGACAAAGTCATCGTGTTATCGCCGCGCATTAAAAAGCAGCCCATTTCGCACTTGCATCACACGCTCTGGCACGAAATCACGCATGCGATCTTGGCGCATATCGGGCGTGAGGACTTAAACCAAGACGAAGCGTTTGTGGATTTGTTATCCAACGCGATTTATCAAGTGCTGACCACTGCGCGGCCAGACATCAAATCCGTTTCCATTTCCCAACCCCCGTCGGCTTAATCATTCGCTTTTCGCGCAAACCGTCAATCGTGCGCTTCCACGTTTGACGTCGCGACGCTGCGTTTTCGACCATTTCGTTCAGCACTCGGCGCAATTCTGTTTCGCTGACATCCTGCCCTTGCGGCATAGCATCCACAAAGGCTTGCTCGTAGCGGGTGAGCTTCAACGCCGACTCTTTCACCGCCTTAATGGCATCGTGCCAGCTTGCGACCAGGCTTGACACTTCTTCGCCGTCTTCATCCTTCTCTAGCACTTCTCGGGCTAGTTCAAAATACTGTGCGTTGAGTTTATCGCCGTCTTTCTGTTTGATAACCTCAATCTGGGCGGCGAGGGCGTCCGCGTTTGGGCGAAAGCAACCAAGCAAAAAGTCGAGATTAGCGGTAATTGCTGAACTCCCACGCGGCCTCTCGCTCGCCACATGTCCCGTGTGATGCACCACGATCACGGTTGCGTTGAACGCAGCGCGTAGGTGCGTATTCAGCAGACGCAAATAACTTGAAATGTCTGTGCTGCTGTTTTCATCGCCGCTAAAGGTTTGAGAAAGGGTGTCCACCACTACAAGAGTCGGGGGATGGGGTAAGTGGGAAATGGACTCCCGTAGGGTGGACACTTGATCTTCTTCCGTCAGAAGCAATGGCGTGATGCACACATGAAAGTTATCGGGATTCGATAATTTGTGCTGCTGATGCCATGCCCTTACGCGGCGATAAATACCTGCGCCGCCTTCGGCGGCCACATAGACGACTGACCCGCCACTTGTCTTACGACCGCACCAATTCATTTGGTGAGCAACGTGCAAGCAGAGGTCAAGCGCAACGAATGACTTAAAAGTACCAGATGCGCCAAACACCATGCCCATCGCATCCGCAGGAATGAGTGACTTGACCATCCAGCGGACGTTTTTGGTGATGTCCTGAAGCTCTGGCAGCGTGAGCAATAACCCCCGCCGTTCTTCGTCGGTCACGCCCAAGGCGATTTCGACCTTCGGCGCACGGAATCGTTCTGCGCTAGATACTAGGCGCGGAATTTCATCAAAACGCGATTGCCAGCGGTCAAGCTCTGGGCCAAAGGCGGGTTTAACGGCCAGCATTAAACCGCGCAGGGCTTCAACCACCGCCCCGCCGTGCATACCGCTCGCGACCATTTTACTCGATAGCTTGAGTAAAGCGTCGTGGTAGCTGCGTTCGTTCGGATCGTCCGCAGACAGTGCGGCGATTAGTTCCGCATAGTCCGCACCCGTCCCCGTAGCGCGTGGCGTCTCACGCATCACGCTCATCTGTTCGCGGATCACATCCAGATCAAGCCCGAACGTGGCGCACGCATCCGCAAGGCTATAGCGCACGTTCAGGTCAGATTCTTGTATACACACGGTGTGTATACCTGACTCCCGTTGCTTCGTATTTTTACCGACGGGCAGACGCACATAACGCACCACGTTATTACCGCTGCTATCGGCTTTAATCAGGTTGGCTTTGGCCATCGCTTGCATGACGGCATCGACCAGGGCCAAGTTCTTCGTGTCTTCGTCGTCTTCATCAAGCAAGACGCCGATTTGATAATTCTTTGGACTCGTTTCGATCACATAGCTTGCGCGGCCATTGATGTGAGACGGATCGGCATCGTCTGCCACCAAGACGCCCAAGCGGTAAAAGTAGGTTTTGGCGCGACGAAACTTTCCTTCGCTATCAACGCCTTTCAGGATAGAGGTACAAAAGAACGTGTTGTCCTCAACACTTCCATTGATTAAATTTTGTTGTGCCGGATTTCCATTGTAAGGACGCCCGCCCCAAACGCTAATCGGAGCGTTGTTCGGATCGGCTCTAAAATTCGTAACCCATCCGTAAAAACCCGTATCCAGTTTTCCATAGACTGCTTCCAGCAGTTCGTTGTTTTCCATTGAACTGCCCTCTTAATCTATAAAATATAAATCAGATTCAGATAATTTAATTTTTTCCTTTTTTGCGAAAAAAAGTAATGCCTTCCAATGCTTTTGCGGCACAACACCGCCCGTCCCCTTGTTATCGCGTTCGGCCATCCAACGCGATACAGCACTTGGCGCAATACTCAAAATCCTAGCAGTCGCACGAACGCCGCCAAGCTTAGTCACAACAGACCGTGCCGGCTCTAACTGTTTTGTGGTGGGTTTGGACATGTGAACGTTTCTTCTACTGATACCAAGGTCGGTATAACCCTGCATCATCTGTTCGGTAAAAGTCAACAGCAATTTTAACCGCTGGATGGATGAATGTAGATCAAGTTAGGTTTTTTGAAAAAAGGGTGTTGCGTTTTTCAGGACAGTTGCTTATTGTCTATCCACCCTTGATAAGGGTGAATTCCCACCACGGAGCTACAACGATGAAAACGCCAGAGCAACTGGCAAGTGATTGGCTGACGGCAAAACGTGCAGAACAAGCCGCTCAAGCCACCCGCTTGCAAATTGAACAAGAACTTTTATCCCTAGTTCCAGCAAAGCCTGAAGGCAGCAGCACAACCGTCTTAGAAAACGGTTTGCGTCTGAAGTCTCAAGGCAAGCTGATGTACAAAGCCGACGTAGATCGGTTGCTGGTACTCACAAAAGATTGGCCGGAGAAGCCAGTCAAAACAAAGGTTGAAGCAGACGAAGCTCTGTTAAAAGCCATCCGCATGGATCGGCCTGACCTGTGGCGGCAGATAGCGCCAGCTATTTCACTGAAGCCCGCTAAAACTTATATCACTATCGAGGAACAACAAAATGGCCTTTGACTTAAAATCAATTAAGAAGAACGAAGCAATTTCTGCACCGCGCATTATGGTGTATGGCGTGGAGGGCATTGGTAAGTCAACCTTTGCCGCTAGTGCGCCGAATCCGATTTTCATTCTGACGGAAGATGGACTTGGCAGTTTGAAAGTGGATCACTTCCCGCTTGCGTCATCGTTCGATGACGTCATGGCGGCGATTGCTTCGCTCTACGCAGAAAAGCACGACTTTCAGACCGTCGCGTTGGACAGCCTAGACTGGCTGGAAACGATGATTTGGCGCGACATCGAAACGAAGTACGACGCCAAAGACTTGGCCTATGGCAAGGGGGCCGTCATCGCGGCGGATCGCTGGCGCGATGTGCTGAATGGCTTGAACGCCCTGCGCAACGATAAGGGGATGGCGGTCGTGCTAATTGCACACACCACTATTAAACGTTTCGACAGTCCTGAAACAGAACCGTATGACCGCTTCCAACCGAAGTTGCAGGATCGGTCAAACGCATTGATTCGTGAATGGTGCGATGCCGTGCT